ACGAGCGCGAGAAGTCAAGGGCGAGCAAGAAGCGCAAGAAGGATTAGGGGTGGTATGAGACATGGAGCAGATTTCTGGCATGACGTTCCAAGACACCGTTGTTCTGGAACAGTTCGATAGAGACGGCGGGATTGACGATTGAGGATTCATTGCGGTTCGCGGACCTGTTTGCGCCAGGGTGGATAGAGCGCAGAGCGAGGGCGGGCGAATGGAGCAAGCCGTCGCCTGCGGGTAACGCATGGAGTCGAGTGAATCCGTCGCAGCCGGGATGGACGCGGACTAGTGGGGGGGGTAGCGCAGTGATTTGGACCAAAGACGAACCGTCGCCATGGAAAGGCGGTGATGGATGATAGATGAACCTGCTTGCAATGCGGACGGAAGTGCGTTCGCGAATCGCTGAAACGGCTACGACATTCTACTCAGACACAGAGATAAATGGATGGCTGAACGCAGGACAACTCGACCTCGCGCAGAGACTCCCCAACGAAACCCTCCACACCCTTCGCGAAATCTCCGAATCCGAAACAATCGCAGGAGTGCAAACCTATTCGCTCCCCGCCGACTTCCTCAGATGGCGGGGCGTGTCGTATGAGGGAACGCCCTGTCGCATGATTGGATTTGAGGAGCTACGAGCCATCAACGGCGGGAACGTGTTCTGGACTCCGACTATATCCGACCCTGCCGCGTTCGTGTGGAAGACGCTGGACATATATCCCAAACCCACAGAGGACAACAAGAAGGTGTCTCTCTACTATGTGAAGCGACCAACACAGATGACAGGCGATACCGCCGAATGCTCTCTTCCCAACGAACTCCACGAAGCGGTCATCTTCTACGCATGCGCTATAGCCCACTCGAAAGACCAGAACTACGATGCGGCGGCGCACTTCCGTCAGGCATACCAGGACGTGATTGCGAACTATGCGACCCCTCCCGCCAAACAATCTCCGACCACAACAGGAGGTGCGTAAACCACCATGAACTTCAAAGAGATGTTTTCCGACCTGCAATCGCGACTAGGCGATATCGGGCAGGTGCAATACACCACTGCCGAGCTGAAGCAGTGGCTTAACGCGGGACAGCAGGACGTGGCAAACCGGCTTGACAACATTACGTCCCGCTGGTTCGGCGCAACGGCGGAGATAGACACAGAAATGGGCAAAGACGAGTACGATCTGCCCACCGATGCGCGAAGGATTCGCGCGGTTGCATACAAGACAGAGGCAGAAGGACCGTTGGCGCAGTGCATGGCGATGGACATTATCAACAGGGGCGCGACGCTCAACAACGCCTTCTACACTCCGAGCGCGACGCAGCCCTTCTGGTACCAATGGGGCAATAAGTTGGGCGTGTTGCCGGTACCGACAGGGGCTGTTACCAAAGGTATCAAGGTATGGTACTTCAAGCGCCTGCCGTTACTTACCGGCGACACCGATGAGTCTGAAATCCCCTTGGAGTACCAGAACCTAATCGTTCTCAGGGCGCACATCATCGCCGCGCCGAAGTTCGGTCAAGACCCAACAATGCTGGCGAACATGTACAACGCCGAATTCGAGGCCATCCGCGCAATCTGGACAAGCAACCTCGAAATCGAACTGGCTGGTCAGAAGAAGCTGGGCGGCATTGGAGCCTAGCATCGGAGGTCATGCGATATGACCCTGAGAGAGATGATATCGGACGTTCGGGCGCGGGTGAGAGAACTCGCGCCCCGCGAACTCACAGACGACCTAATCCGGCACTGGTTGAACGAAGGGCAGCTAGACTTCGCCCGGAAGACCCTGTGTCTCGCGTCAAGAGCGCAGAGCTTCACGACCGCCGGAGATGCAGTGTATGCCTTGCCTTCCGACTTGCTGAGGCTCCGCGAAGTGAGGCATGGAATCGAGAAGTTGTCCGAAATTCCGCTTGCGGACGCGGTAGATACGGAAGGGGTGCCGACCGGATATGCGAAACTCGGACAGACGAGCATCCTTCTGTCGCCGGTTCCCAACGAAAGCCAAGTCCTGGATATAGTCTACTACCAAACACCCGACAGACTCGTGAACCTCGCAGACGAGAGCATCCTGCCCACAACTTGCCACGAAGCGGTCGTGCTCTACGCAACTATCCGCGCACACGAAGCGACCCCGAACCTGGCGGAGAGTCAGGTCGCCGTGCTAGACAGATTGATGGGGCAGTACAACGCTAAGGTTCAACAGCAAGCGGGGCAGTTCGGGCAGAGGAAAGCAAGAGCATGGCAAGTGGTCAGGTAAGGCGGTGAGATGTCGTGCCAAGAGAATTAGCCATGTTCGCCGATTTTCGCGGCGGGCTGAATACGGATGCCGCCGATGACCTGATAGCCGACAACGAACTCACTGTCGCCGAAAACGTGGAATTGGGAATGCGCGGAGGAATTGCCAAGAGGCGCGGCACACAGAAACTGAATGCCGCGTCCTACGGCGCGAAGGTGTCGCAACTCATTGAATGGCCGAGAATGAGCGGCGGCACAACCATGCTTGCGGTCATCGGTCAATCCCTGCACAGCATCAACGAGGAGACGTATGCGAAGACACTGGTAAAGGCCCTAGCCTCCGACCGCATCGGATACGTGTTCTTCAAAAACAGCGTCTACTTCGTGGATGGCAACGGATTCTATCGTTACGACGGTAGCGCGGTAAGCAGTGTTCCCGCAAAAACGACTCAGCCAATCACTTCCGAGATAGACCCATGGGGCGGTTGGACGCAGCAGCCAAACGTTGACGAAGAGGTTCGTATAGTGGTGTCGAGCGGCACCATCATAACCGCCAAGGTTGCCGTCAAACCAGAGCTGGAAGCCAAGACCGTGCAGTTAAAGGACCTTTCCGGCGGAGCGATGACGGACATAGTGGTCAACAAGACAACCTTCCGGTTCATAGGAGAGGATTCTCCGAATGCCGACCTGTTTATGATGGTGGTCGGGAAAGATGACGGAACCAGCACCGTGACGCTTGACTACAAGAGCGAGACCGAGGTTCCGGTTCAGAACGATCTGACTGCGATCCGGCGATGCAAATTCCTGTTGATGAATACCCGTACGCACCGCATGTTCGCGGCGGGCGATCCTCAATACCCTTCCACGATGTACTATTCCGAGTTGGGTGATCCGACATGGTGGAAGCCCACATCGTCCCTGGTTCCAACATTGGCAGATGGACCGATCACGGGTCTGGCGATGTTTGGCGATTCCGTGCTCGTGTTCTTCCCGAACGCGATTTGGGCGTGGCGCGGACTCGACCCGGAAACGGACGCGGTATGGGAGCGGTTATCAACTTCGCAGGGCACTCCTGCGGCAGACTCCATCACTCTGACGGCAAGCAGTCTCACTTATCTGAGCACAGGCGGCGTGTTCGCCATCTCCCCCTCAATGCTCTCGATGACGGCGGCGATGATACCAGGCGAAGAGATGGTGGCCAACCTCTGTTCGCACAAGACTACAAGCGTAGTCAATGGCATCGCCAAGCCCGCTATTGCCCAGGGCATATGGGATCGCGTCAACCAGAGATATCTGTTGTCATACAGCGACCTCGCAGGCGGCGCGAAAAACAACAAAGTGCTCGTATACGACTGGTCCCTCAAAGCGTTCGCGATTTGGACGGGGTTGGAGATATGGAGTTGGTTAAGCAGACTAGACGGTACGGTTCTCGCCGGGACGCATGATGGTTACATCATCAAACTGGGAGTGGGTTCGACAGACTACAATGGCGTTTCAATTCCCATGGTCGCGGAGACAAAACCGTTTGCGTTCCAGGTGCCCAATCTGAAGAAGAGGTATTGGGGCCTGTATGTTGACTACAGGGAAGACGATACAACCAGAGGCGACTTGACCGCCAAACTGAAGGTGGATGGCACGGTGACGGACACATTCAGCAATCCCGTCGGCAGGCAGCGCACTTCGCGGTTTGGATATAGAGCGTCTGTGAGAGTCGAAAATGCGACTGCACATCCTTGCAACGTATTGACGATAGGCGTGCCGTATGCGGTTGCTTCGGAAGCGCGAACAACCTACTGATAAGGAGGCGTGTGCTCGTGGCGCAGAAGATACGGCGGACAGGCGCGTTCAACGACCGACGCCTTCAACACCAGATTGACGAGATTGTCGATAGGACCAATGATGCCATAGACGGAATTGAGCAAACAATCGAGATAATCCCGGGGCATCCTAACCTGCCGCCGCCGGATAACATTCCGCCCGGCATTCCCATACTGCGGGTTATAGCCGGCTTCAAGAAGATGGTGTGTCTGATAGACCGTATGCCTGACTACGATTTCAGCCACTTCGACCTCCAGCGCTCTATCAGCATTGACGGGCAGGCGACATGGAGCGAATGGGAAACCATCTGGTCGGGCACGGATACCTTCTATTCCGATGTCGGGCTGGACTTGAACACCGACTACCGCTACAGGGCGCGTTCGTGGGATATATGGGATAATCCCAGCGACTACTGCGAACCCGTGGTGGGAGGCAAACCCGGAAAGGTGTCATTATCCGAGGAAGTCACCGACAGTCTCGCCAAGGACTTCGTGGCTGGTTCGGACCTGTGGGACCAGGCGGCGGAGGATCTAGTGACCGTCAGAGCGCAGGTCGTGGATAACACTGCCGACATATCGGTTATAGCGCAGAAAACAGACGAGATTTCAAGCACCGTAGCCAAACACGAGCGCACAACGCTGCTGGAATCCACGGTGACGTCCTACAATGCAACTGCAAAGACCTTGACGGACACCTCCAAAGACTTCACAGCGCTGACCGCAGACGACGGACAGACGCTTCTGGCTAACTTGAAGGGCTTCATGGTGGCGATGCTAGACGGACCCGCACAGAACGAAGTGCGGACGGTTGTAGGCAGCGCAACGAACACCTTGACGCTGGACAGCGCATTCGATACCGCTCCAGTTGCGGGGAATAGCTATCGACTTGCCCACCCATCGCTTATCGCGTCGTCAACCTTCCAGCAGCAGGCGGACTCCATTGAAATGCGCGTGATGGGGATTGACAAGACCACGGGGCAACCGGTTCCCAACGCGCAATTGAAAATAGGGCAGGTAGACGAAAACGGATACGTGCTCATATCCGCAGACGATATCATCCTAGACGGAACGATACGCGCCAAGAAATTCGCCCAGCTTCGTAATACCTGGCAAGTGGGCGATGTGGAACCTCTGGACTCGACATATCCTATCGAGTTTGACTTCTGGCTTCCAAGCGAACTGACGCAGATCGTGTCTGTCAAACTCCACGCCCGAGCCGTGCCATTCAGAGCATACGCGAAAACGGCGTCTGCTGGAGGATCGCACACGCACACGGTGGACATACCGGGCCACAAGCACGACATGCCTGCCGGAACAACGACACAAGACTACACTACGTACTCAGCGAGTACGGCAACCGTGAATCAAACTCCGCACGGGCACTCGTCGGGCACACTGTCAATTGGCTCCAGCACTCACAGTCATTCATGTGGCTCGGCCGGCAACCATAGCCACGGGGCAAGCGGATATGCTAGTCCGGCAGGCGACCCGTCACACAGTCATAGCGTTACCGTGACGGTTAACACGGAATCCGGCCACTCCCATAGCATAGGGGATTCTTCGCACACGCACGGCATTAGCGGCGGAACCGGGTCGGGCACAGCGAGCCTGGCGGTTGATCTGTCCGACCACAGACACGCCTACACCTATTGGGCACCCGGTAGCGCCTCGAC